ATGAATGGTACACATCCGGTCCCCGGCAGCGTCTACAGCCCGGAGGAGCCATCATTATTGTGATGACACGCTGGTCTAAGCGTGATTTAACAGGCCAAATTCTTAAAAATTCCGACAAAGATGGCGTAGATCAGTGGGAAGTCATTGATTTTCCCGCCATCATGCCCAACGGAAACCCCTTGTGGCCCGGTTTTTGGTCAAAATCTGCGCTTGAAGCTCTAAAAGCTGAGCTTCCAGTTTCAAAATGGGAAGCACAGTACCAACAAAACCCAACATCTGAAGAAGGCGCGATCATTAAGCGCGAACATTGGCGTATTTGGGAAGAAAAACACCCGCCCCAGTGTGAATACATCATCCAATCTTGGGATACGGCCTTTGAAAAAAACAACCGCGCCGACTATTCCGCTTGTACAACGTGGGGTGTCTTCCAACATCCAAACAAACACGGCGATCTGAAGCCAAACATCATTCTTTTGGATGCGTTTAAAGAACGCATGGAGTTCCCAGATCTTAAAGCCAAGGCTTTGGAGCTTTACAAAGAATATGAACCCGACACATTGATCGTTGAGAAGCGAGCCGCAGGTGCTCCTTTGATCTATGAAATGAGGAAGATGGGAATTCCTATTGCAGAGTATACGCCGGGCAAAGGAAACGATAAGATATCGCGTGTAAACGCAATCTCCGCCTTGTTTGAATCCGGCATGGTGTGGTGTCCTGAGACTCGTTGGGCTGAGGAAGTCATGGATGAGTTGGCTTCCTTTCCAAATGGGGATCATGATGACCTTGTGGACTCAAGCAGTCAGGCTCTGATGCGGTTTCGCTTGGGAGGATTCATCTCTATCGAGTCAGATGAGGAAGATGAACCTGTTTACCACCGCAGAAAAGTAGAGTACTACTAAGGAACATTATGAGCATTGAACAATCATTGAATCCCGCTCCTATGGGTTTGGCTGATGTCGAGATTGATGACACCCCCGCAGTTGAGATTGAGATTGTCAATCCCGAGGGCGTAAAGATTGACATGGACGGCGTAGAGATTGAGATGGTTAAAGAAGAATCAGAAGAAGGATTCTCAGACAACCTAGCCGAATACATGGATGAAGGAGAACTTCAGTCCATTGCCAGCGACTTGATTGAAATGGTGGACGCAGATATCAACTCCCGTAAGGATTGGGTTGAGATGTACGTCAAAGGTCTAGATGTCTTGGGGATGAAATATGAGGAAAGAACGGAGCCTTGGCTCGGAGCTTGTGGAGTCTTTTCTACTGTCCTTACCGAGGCTGCGGTCAGGTTCCAGAGTGAGACTATCATTGAGACGTTCCCTGCTCAAGGCCCGGTCAAAACGGAAATCATCGGAGCTATTGATAAACTTAAAGAAGAGGCTGCGGAGCGTGTCAAAGATGACATGAACTACCGCCTGACAGAAGGAATGCCTGAGTATCGCCCAGAGCATGAACGCCTTTTGTATTCTTTGGGTCTAGCCGGTGCAGCTTTCAAGAAGGTCTACTACGATCCAACCTTGGGCCGTCAGGCTTCCATCTTTGTTCCTGCTGAAGATGTCATCATCCCCTACGGCGCTTCCAGCGCCATGACATCCGAGCGTGTGACTCACATCATGCGCAAGACAAAGAACGACATCCGTAAGCTTCAAGTCTCAGGCTTCTACCTTGATGAAGACTTAGGAGAACCTCTCCAGTACTACACTGACGTAGAAAAGAAGAAGGCTGAAGACCAAGGCTATAGCCTGACGGACGACGACCGCTATCAGGTCTATGAGATCCACGTAGACTATGACCTGCCCGGCTACGAAGATCCAGACGGTATCGCTCTTCCTTACGTCATCACACGGGAGCGTGGCACAACCAAAGTTCTCTCTATCCGCCGTAACTGGGCCGAGGGTGACGAGCATAAACTCAAGCGCCAGCACTTTGTCCAGGACACCTACGTGCCCGGCTTTGGAGCTTATGGCCTTGGTTTGATTCACCTGATCGGTGGCTACGCCCGTGCTGGTACATCTTTGATTCGCCAGCTGGTAGACGCAGGTACTTTGTCTAACCTGCCCGGTGGTCTGAAGACTCGTGGTCTGCGCATCAAGGGAGACGATACACCAATCCAGCCCGGTGAGTTCCGTGATGTTGACGTGCCAAGTGGTTCTGTCAAAGAGAACATCATGGCTCTGCCATACAAGGAACCATCTCAGGTTCTCTTGGCTCTGTTGAATCAAATCACAGACGAAGGTCGCCGCCTTGGCTCAATCGCAGATATGAACATCAGCGATATGTCTGCCAACGCTCCAGTCGGCACGACTTTGGCTTTGTTGGAACGCCAGCTTAAGACAATGAGCGCAGTTCAGGCTCGTGTCCATTACTCCATGAAGCAGGAGTTTAAACTGCTTAAAGAAATCATCCGGGACTACATGCCCGATGATTACGACTATACACCTGTGTTTGGTACGCCCCAAGCCAAGAAGGAAGACTATGACATGGTGGATGTTATCCCCGTGTCCGACCCCAACTCGGCAACAATGGCTCAGCGCATCATGCAGTACCAAGCTGTCATCCAGCTGGCACAGGGCGCACCACAGATCTACAACCTGCCTCTCCTGCACCGCCAGATGATTGAAGTCTTGGGTGTTAAGAACCAAGACAAATTAGTTCCTGTGGAAGACGACATGACACCACGTGATCCTGTGTCAGAGAACATGGCTTTCTTGACCGGTAAACCCACCAAGGCGTTTATCTATCAGGATCATGACGCTCACATTGCTGTCCATACATCTATGCTCCAAGACCCAATCATCATGGGTCAGATGGGCCAGAACCCAATGGCTCAGCAGATGCAAGCTGCACTCATGGCTCACGTAGCCGAGCACGTGGCATTCCAGTACCGTACCAAGATTGAACAACGTCTGGGTGCAACTCTGCCAATGCCAAACATTGAGATGCCCGAGGACATTGAAGTTCAGTTGTCTAAGTTGGTTGCTCAGGCTGCTAAACAGCTCTTGGATATCGACAAGAACCAAGCCGCTCAACAGCAAGCCATGCAACAGATGCAGGATCCCGTTGTACAAATGCAACAAGCTGAGTTGCAGATCAAACAACAGGATGCGCAAACCAAAGCTCAAAAGGTTCAGGGCGAGCTGGCTATCAAACAGGCAGAGCTACAACTCAAAGCTGCGCAGATGCAGAACCAGCAAGGCGAAGACCCTGCCGTTGCCGCACAAAAAGCGCAGCAAGAGATTGCTATTGAGGCCATGAAGCATCAAGCCGAACTGCGTCAAGCTGAGCAAGAACACCAACAGTCTTTGATGCACAACCAACAGACGCAGGATCTGCAAGCTAAACAACAACTCTTACAGATGCTTTTAAACGCAAAGCGAACCGGGAGTGAATGATGGACAAACTGCTTGAGAGTTTAAACAAGAAGCTTGATGAACACGTCAAGCAGTTAGTCGATGTTGTCAGTGGTGGTGGTGCTAAATCCCACGATCACTACAAAGAACTGTGCGGGACGATCCGAGGTCTGCAAACCGCTCAGTACGAAATTGCCGACCTCGTGCGAAAAACAAAGGACTATGACGATGACTGAATTTGATGTCAGTGCGGTGGATCTAAGCGGAGTGCTCAATACCTCTGCCGAAGAGAAAGCCAAACAAGTGCCCGATCCGGCCACTTACCACCTCCTCTGTATGCTCCCAAAAGCAGAAGAAGAGTTCAGCGAGACAGGTATTCTTAAATCAGCAACAGCAATGCACTACGAGGAGCTTCTTTCCCCCGTATTGTTTGTAGCCAAAATGGGGCCTGATGCATTTAAAGATCCAGCTCGTTTTCCATCTGGCCCATCCTGCAAAGTGGGAGACTTTGTGTTAGTACGTCCTAACACGGGAACCCGCATGAAGATTCATGGTACAGAATGGCGACTGATCAATGACGATTCCGTTCAGGCGGTTGTGCAAGACCCTCGTGGTATCCAACGTCCTAACTAAGGAGTAATCATGGCTGAGATTGAAAAAACAGAATTTGAATTTCCTGATGAGATTGAAAGCAACCCCCGCAAAGGTGGGAAGGTTGTTGAACCTGAGCCGGAAATTGAAGTCAAAGCTGAAGAAATTGAGGTTGTAGATGACACTCCCGCAGAGGATCGTTATCGCACCCCCATGAATGAACCGCCCCAAGATCCCACGGAAGAAGAGCTTGCCACTTACTCCGAGAGCATTAAGAATCGGTTTAAACACTTCACTAAAGGCTATCACGAAGAACGCAGAGCCAAAGAGGCAGCTCAACGTGAAAGAGAAGAAGCTCTTAGACTTGCGCAAGCAATGTATGAGGAGAACAAAAAGCTCAAAGGCTCCGTTAATGAAGGACAGACTGTTCTCTTGGAACAAGCTAAGAGAG